AATCAGACATTGGCAGGAACAGCATTTACAACTTTAAGTTCTATAAATGAGACAGCTAAGACAAGTAGCGGAGTTTACATTCGTTTAGGTCAAATTGACGGACCAGGTTTTACAACAGTCGAAGGTGGACAGGAATCCAGAAAAGGTTTATACCCTTTCTTCGTTTCAAGACTAGAAACAAATTTTCAGGCACAATTACTTTAACTTATTGAATCTTTACTATGATTCACGCTATCCTATAGACATATCGGGTAGTACCCGTATGTTCAAACCTTAGAATTATTTAAAATGGCTACAGTTCTATCGGGTACTTCAGGAGCTTTATTTTATGCTCCTGCTGGTACAAGTTCAACTCAGATTGCTGCTTCTGACTTTCCTGCTGGATCAGGTGGAGACACAACAAATATACAAGTTGGTACAGATCTAGGCTTTCAAGTTGGAGATGCAGTAACACTTACATATCCATCTGGAGCGACAACAACAAATGCTATTGCTGCTGGTGCAAAATTTGTTAAAACTTATGATTCTGCTTCTGGAGAGTTAACCTTATCTGCAACTAATGGTGGATCAGCTTTAGCAGCTACCGCAGCAGTTTCAGGCTTTGGATCAAACTTTGCAAGCATTGTTTTTACAGCACCACAAGTTGTAGGAAATGTAAGAGAGTGGAGTTTTGAAATTACAAGAGCAGAAATTGATGTTACTGAAATAGGTCAAACTGTTACTTCTACAGTTCCATTTAGAACATTTATCTCTGGCTTTGCTGATGGTAGTGGTTCTGCAAGTGTTTATTCAACAGATGATGATACAAATTTAGCTACAAGATTAGTTAAAGATGTTCTTCAACGTGTGCAAACTGGTGCAAAAATGAAACTTTATATTGACCGTGTTCTTACTGGTGGTAGTGTTGATGACACTAAGAGTAGATCAATTTTAGCTGATGTTATTCTTACATCTGCAAGTTTCAACGTAAACCCAGATGACGGACAGTTAGTTGAGATTGCATTTAGACCAAGCTCTGCCCCTGTGTTTGATCTATCCAAGACATAATACTATACTAATAGTTATTAATTATTATCAACCTCGGTCAATCCGAGGTTTTTTATTGCATAATGAACTACACTAATAAAAACAATAAAAAATTTATGGCAACTTTAAATGCTCTTGAAAGGCTAAAGAAAGCAGCAAACCTCGAACCCATCAAAAAAGAAGTAACCCTATCTGATGGATCGCTTTTCACAATGTACGTTACTCCATTGACAATGGCAGAACGTGAGAGAGCACAGAGACAAGCCAAAAGTGACGATACAAATGCTTTTGCTTTACAACTGCTAATAAACAAAGCGTTAGACGAAAATGGTCAACGATTATTCAAAGCTGGTGAAATAGACATCCTTAAAAACGAGGTCAAGGACAGCGATCTTCAAGTTTTAATGCTTGCAGTAATAAATGCAGAGGAGGATGAAGCTGTAGACCCAAAATCCTAGCGAGCCAGTTAAAGAAAGATAACTGGATGATGCTCAAGTTTGGAGTAGCAAAAGAATTAGGCAAAACGCTCCATGAAATAGGCAGCATGACCGAGATGGAACTAATCGGCTGGAGTGCTTATTTTCAGGTAATAAACGAAGAACAAGAAAAAGAATTTAATAAAATTAAACGCAGAAGATAGTGCTAACCAAAGTATTTAATGTAAACTAGAGTAAATATTTCTTTTTGGATCGTGGCTTATAGTGCTGAGATAGATGTAAAAGTACGGAATCTTGGTTCTATAAATCAGTTAGAGCAAAAGTTAAGCAGCATAAGTAAAAGTGTAAATGCAATAAACAAAAAACGGTTAGGAGGCGGTGCTTCAGGAGGCGGTGGAGGAGGTGGTTCTTCAGCTAATCCAGATAAAGAAGAATTAGCGGTTTTAAAACTCCGAAATACAGCATTAACACAAGTTAATAGAGGATTAAGAGCACAAAATAAATTAAAGGGAGATGGTTTAAAACTTGAACAAGCTATTAAGGATTTAGAGGGTATTGGGGCTAAGTCAAATTTTGATGATTTAGATGCTGTACGAAAAGAGATTGAAGAAAATAAAAAAATATTAATTCAGACTGAAGAAAGGCTAATTGATGAAAAGAGGATAACTACCGAAATAGAAAAGAGAGCAAAGTTACTAAAGGGAGGACCTACAGGATTCAAAGCAGATCAGTTCGGACCTCAAATGGCTCCTACTAAAGGTGCTGGTCAGGCAGCAATGAGTATCGACACCATTACTAAGCAATCTGATAAAAGATTGCGTATAGAGTTGAAGTTGAGAGAGTTAGAAGCTAAAGGAGTAAATACTGCAAAGCTAAGAGGAAAAATGGGTGAGCTTGTGGACGCTCAAAATCGTAAAGAATTTGGAGATATTAAGCGGATAAATAGAGAAATAGGAAGGGGTATAGCAAAAGAGGAGAGCAAGCTAAAGCTATTACAGCTTCAAAACAGAGAGCGAGCAAAAGAAGATAAATTAATACGAGACACTGCACCAAGTTCTGCTCTAAACTTTGGTCGAAGAGGAGAACTATTAAGAGGACCAGCAGGATCAGGAAAACTTGATCCTCGGAATCTATTGAGAAGGTTTGACAAGCAAAGTGCATTGATAAGTGGTGGTTTTCCTCTGTTATTCGGTCAAGGTCCGATAACAGCAGCAGCAGGAGCTTTAGGTGGCGGTATTGGTGGAGCGTTTGGTCAAATGGGTGGTTTTGCAGGAGGTATTGCAGCTACAGCATTAGTTCAGTCAGTATCTAATACTGTAAATGAAGTAGGAAAGTTAGGACAGGCTTTAAATCCCTTAACATCAGATATATCGGCATTGACTCAAGCTACGGGTTTATTAGGAACACAGGAATCATTAAGGTTACAAATTATTGAAGAGACTCAAGGCAAGCAAGCTGCTTTAGCAGCAGTTACAAAAGAGATGGCATTGGTTATAGGTAGTGATGGAGTTGCTTCTCTTAAAAAGTTTGGAAATAATTTTACTGCGATACAAAATAGATTTGCAAGATTTAGCTTAAAGCTAAGATCTGGATTTGCTGATTTGTTCAATACTATAATAGAGAATGTACCTGGTCTGAAACCTAAAGGAGGAAGCACTCCATCAGTTGATAATGCCGTTGAAAATAGGTTAAAAGAAAATTCATCCGTCATAAAAGCAAATACTGAAATAGATAGATTGAATAAAGAGATCTTAGATATAAAAGCACAAATAGCTAAACAGGAAACGCAAACTATTCAAGGTGCATTAATACCTAAAGAATTGACAGATTTTTTTAAAGGAGGAAGTACTTTATTTCCTTCTCAAATGAAAAGTTCTGATGAACTTATTGCAGAACAAGATCTTCCTGGAGATTTAAAAGATTTAAAAGGTGACTTAAAAGTACAAAATGAAATTGTTGAAGCAGTAAGAAAGCGTATTCGTGCCGAAGAAGAGGTAAAGCTTAGAAAAAAGACAGCATTAGATTTACAAACATCATTATTGTCAAAGACTACTGACGAAATTGAGTTATTAAAGGCTAAATTAGCAGGAACTTCTGAAGAATTATTAATCAATAGAGAAGTTGATAGAATAAAACAAGCTATGCTTGATAAAGGTATTTTAGAAAAGGATATTAATGAAGATTTAATTAGACAACAGCTTGAAAACGAAAAAAGTTTAACTAGACAAGTAGAAACAGCAGAAAGACTAAAGGAAGCATTTGAAAGCATAAGTCAAAGCATCGGAAATGATATTCAAGAAGGTATTAAAGGTTTAATTAAAGGAACATCTACCTTGTCTGATCTTCTTAATAATGTTGCTGATAAGTTTTTAGATGTAGCTCTCAATCAAGGATTATTTGGAGATATCCTTGGATCGAGTGGTCCAAAAGGAGGCGGTATATTAGGATTCCTTACTGGGGGTAAGTTAGCTGAAGGAGGTAGGGCAGCAGGAGGTAAATCTTTCCTTGTAGGAGAAAAAGGACCAGAACTTTTTGTTCCTAGTAGATCGGGTAATGTAATTCCGAATGATAAATTAGGTGGTGGTGGCAATACAAGTGTTACTGTCAATGTAGATGCTTCTGGTAGTTCAGTTGAAGGTGATGAATCTGATTCTGAGCAGTTAGGTCGTTTGATTGGTGCTGCTGTTCAAGCAGAACTGATTAAAGAATCAAGACCTGGTGGACTTCTTGCTTTACAACGCTAATGGCTACTTTTCCTAATTACAACCCAATATTTCCTGCAACAAAAAGGATTGATCCTCAAACAAGGGTTACAGTTTTTAATGATGGCTACCAACATAGAATTTCTTTTGGTTTAAATCAAAATCCTCAAATATGGAATTTAACTTTTAATTTGGATGAAGAAGATACATTAGAAGTAGAGACATTTTTAAATGCAAGAGCCGATGATGCTGAATCATTTGATTGGTCGCCTCCTGATTCTGCTCTTACTTTTAAATGGATTGCTACTCCCTACAACAAAGAATTATTTCAACCTGGTAGAAATATTATAAAAGTTACCTTTAGCCAAGTATTTGAACCCTAATGGCTGTACCTGTTTCAGAACTACAAAAAATAGCTCCTAGTAATATTATTGAGCTTTTTGAGCTTGAACTTATTACTGCTATTCATGGGTCAAATACTAAATATTATTTTCATAATGGTGTAAATGATAATAATAATACCGCTATTTTATTTAATAATATTCAGTATGAAAAGATGCCAATAGAAGCTTCAGGCTTTGAGTTTAAATCAAAAACTTTACCCAGACCACGATTAAGAATAAGTAATATATTTGGAACTTTTACAACAATAATTCTTACTTTACCTCAAGGATTAGAAGGAGCAAAAGTAACAAGAAGAAGAACTTTAAGAAGATTTATTGATGATGCAAACTTTTCAGGTGGTGATATTTTACTTGAAACTGGTTTTTTTATTCTTCAAGAAGATAATAGTGTAATTGATTTAGAGTCTGGTGCTAATCCTTTTGGTAGTCCAGATCCTACAGCTACTTTTCCTGATGAGATTTATTTTATTGATAGGAAAGTATCTGAAAATAGAAGTTTAGTTGAATTTGAATTAGCAGCTAGTTTTGATCTTGATGGTGTTCGTTTACCAAAAAGACAAGTTTTACCAGCAGATTTTCCTGGAGTTGGATCGTTTTTTGCATGACTTGGCAAGATGATGCTTTACAACACGCTATCGAAGAAGATCCAAGAGAATCTTGCGGTCTATTAGTAGTTATAAAAGGTAAGGAAAAATATGTTCCTTGTCGTAATAAAGCAGTAAATCCAAAAGATCAATTTATTTTATGTCCAGATGATTATGCTGAAACTGAAGATAAAGGTGAAATTACTGCTGTTGTTCATAGTCATCCTGTAACAAGTCCAAAACCTAGTGAAGCAGATAAAGTTTCCTGTGAGAAATCAGGTTTAAAATGGTGGATCGTACAACCTAATTTAAAGGTATGGGAATCATTTGAACCTTGTGGTTATAAAGCACCTTTAATTGGTAGAACATGGGTATGGGGTGTTAACGATTGTTGGAGTTTATGCAGAGATTGGTATGACGAGGAACTTGGTATAAAATTAAGAGATTGGGAAAGACCAGACGATCCAGAAGAATTTGTTAAAAATCCAATGTTTAATGGATGTTATGAAGAGACAGGTTTTAGAGAATTAACACAGGAAGAGGATTTAGAAAAAGGAGATTTGTTATTAATGTCTATTAATAGTAGCGGTTTAAATCATATTGGTGTTTACTTAGGAGAGCAGACCGTTCTACATCATTTGCAAAATAGATTATCAAGTCGTGATTTATTAGATGAATGGTTGCTAAAATGCACAGGTAAAAGGATTCGTTATGCTACGAAAAATTAAGCTATACGGAGAACTTGCAAAGTTTCTAGGTCAAAAGACTTTTGAAGCTGAAGTTTCTAGTGCTGCACAGGCCATGAGGTTTTTATTAGTAAATTTCCCTCAATTAGAAAAACATCTTGCAGATAGATATTACAAAGTTTCTGTAGGAAATTGGGAACTAACTGAAGAAGAACTGACTTATCCTAGTGGTTTAGAAGAGATAAAAATAATACCTGTAATAGGAGGAGCAGGAAGTAGAGGATTAAGAAACTTTATTATAGGTTCAGTTTTAATAGGAATAGGAATAGCATCAGGAGGTGCAGGGTTAGGTCTAGGAGCAGGAACAAGTCCTTTTATGTTTGGAACTACTGGTGGGGCTGCATTAGCAGCAGCAGCAGGAAATCTAGGTATTGCTTTAGCTTTGACAGGATTATCTCAGATGCTTACTCCTGTCGAGACTGTGCCTGAAATGACCAAGATCCTAGAAGATCATTTAATTTTAGCGGTATTCAAAATACATCAAGAGCAGGAGTAGCTGTTCCTGTTATCTATGGAACGGTGCTTACAGGTTCTATTGTTGTTTCAGCAGGAATCGAAAATGAACAGGTGGAAGTATGAGTAAACTTATTGGTTCAGGTGGAGGTGGTGGAAAGTTTGGAATGGGTGGTGATAGAGCACCCACAGAAGCAAAAGATAATTTAGATTCAAAAAGTTTTGCAAGAGTTTTAGATCTTATCGGTGAAGGAGAGATAGGTGGTTTGGTTGATGGTGGTAAATCAATATTTTTAAATAACACACCATTACAGGCATCTGATGGATCGTTTAATTTTAAAGATGTCAGCTTTGAAGTAAGAACTGGAACATCAAGTCAAACTACAATTCCAATCACAAGAGATATTTCTGTTACTAAAACAACAGGATTTTCAGTAATAGCACAATCAACTCCAGGTGTTGTAACTATTACAGATTCAAATGTTGATGCTGTTTCAGTACAAATAACTGTTCCTGTTTTACAAAGATTTACTGATGAAGGAGATATTTTCGGAACTTCAGTTGAATTGGCAATAGCAGTTCAATATCAAGGAGGATCATATCAAACTGTAGTTTCTGGTAATAAAGGAACAATAGCTGGTAGAACTCCTGATACCTACATAAGAGATTATTTAATAAATCTTAGCGGTAACTTTCCTGTCAATATAAAAGTAACTCGTATAACTCCTGACAGTGGTTCAAGTAAACTTGCAAACGCTTTTCAATTTAATACTTATGTAGAAATAAAATATGATAAATTAACTTACCCAAATTCAGCTTTAGTTGGATTGAAAGTAGATGCTGAACAATTTTCTTCAATACCAAGTAGAAAATATTTAGTAAAAGGATTGAAAGTAAAGATTCCACATAACGCTACAGTTCGAGCAGACGGTAGTTTGGCATATACAGGAACATTTAATGGTACATTAGGTGCTGCACAATATACAAGCGATCCTGCGTGGTGCTTATATGATCTACTCACTAGCTCCAGGTACGGGTTAGGGGATCATTTAGTTGAAGCAGATTTAGATAAATTTAGTTTCTTTGCTGCCAGCCAATATGCAAGTACATTAATAGATGATGGAACAGGCACAGGTTCAGTAGAACCTAGATTTAGTTGTAATATCTCAATAGGAAATCAACGAGAAGCTTATAACGTAATTAATCAGATGTGTTCTATTTTTAGAGCAATGCCATATTACCAAGCTGGTAGTTTGACCATAACTCAAGATTCACCGAAAGATCCTAGTTATTGTTTTGGTTTAGCAAACGTCTTAGAACCTGGTTTTACATATTCAAACTCAAGTCAAAAGACAAGACCTACTGTTGTTATTGCTAAATATTTAGATCTTGAATTAAGAGATATAAATTATGAACAGGAAATAGATACTGCAAACCAAGCACGTTATGGATCGGTCATAAAGACAATAGATGCTTTTGCCTGTACTTCAAGAGGTCAAGCCAAGAGATTAGCTAAGTGGTTGCTATATATGAGCAATGTGGAACGTGAAGTTGTAACATTTTCTACTTCTGTTGATGCTGGTGTTGTTGTTCGACCAGGGCAAATTATTGAAATTGCTGATCCCGTTAGAAGTGGAGAAAGAAGATTAGGTCGTATTAAATCAGCTACTACAAACACTGTTACAGCAGATGATGTGACAGGATTAAGTATGCAGATTGGTTCTACTTTAAGTTGTGTGTTACCTGATGGCAGCTATGAACAGGTAACTGTTTCTGGTCTTACAAATAATGTATTTAGTTTAGGACAGCATTTTTCTACAGCACCAAATCCTAATAGTGTTTGGGTATATGAGACAGGTGATATTCTTACTTCTACATGGAGAGTATTAGAAGTTTCAGAACAAGACAGAACTAAATATGTAATTACTGCGAGTTCATATAATGCCAGCAAATATAATCACATTGAAAGTGGATTAGCTCTTGTTCAGAGAGATATTACTAATTTAGATATAGCTCCTGCTGCTCCATCTAATGTTACGGCTGAAGAAGTAATTTACGAAAATACTGGTATTGCCAGAACAAAAATTATTGTTAGCTGGACAACTAGAACTGATACAGTTTATGTTCGTTGGAGATTGCAAAATGGAAACTATACAGCTTTAACTATTGATAATTCAAAGAGTTATGAAATATTAGATACGGTTGCTGGTAATTATGAAATAGAAGTTTATAGTGTCAGTCCTTCGGGTTTACGTTCCACGTCTCCTACAAAACCACAAGATCCTTTCTTTGTAGCTAAAGGTAAAACAGCTTTACCTAGTAATGTTAGTGGAGTTAGTTTATTACCTATAGATCAATCAAGTGCAATCTTAAGTTGGAATAGAGCTACAGAACTTGACGTTTTATTAGGCGGTAAAACTTTGATAAGACATTCCAGTAAGACAACAGGTGCTCAATGGCAAAACGCACAGAATATTGTAGTAGCTGCTGCTGGAAACCAAACACAAAAAATTGTTCCTTTATTAGCTGGAACGTATCTTATAAAATTTGAGGATGATGGTGGAAGGCAATCACCTTCACCTGGTTCAACGGATTCTTCTTGGAATAATACTAGAGTCACAACAAATCTTCCTGCTCCTAGTCAAAGACTTATTGTTAGTACGATTGATGAACATACACCAAATTTCTCTGGTTCTAAATCTAATACTGTTTATGACTCATCATTAGATGCTTTAAAACTTACTGTTACTAATAATGCAACTGCTACATCAGGAGAATATATCTTTGCTAACTCTGTTGATCTCACACAAACTTATGATGTTAATTTAAGAAAAGTCTTAGAAGCTACGACTTTTTATACAGCTACATTATGGGATTCTCGTACTGACTTAATTGATACATGGGGTTCTATTGATACTGTTGGATCTGCAAACGCAAATGCTACTAAAGGTAATGCTGCTGTTTATGTTAGATCAACTAATGATGATCCTTCTGGCTCTCCTACATGGAGTGCTTATAAAGAATTTAGTAATGTTCTTATTACAGGTAGAGCTTTTCAGTTCAAAGCAATATTAACAAGTAGTGACACAACGCAAAATATAGCTGTTACTGAGTTAGGAGCTACACTAGAATTACAAGGAAGAGTTGAAAGTATTTCGACTCCAGTTACAACTGGATCGTCACAATATACTGTATCTTTCACAAATCCATTTAAGCAAACACCAACTGTAGTAGTGACTCCAACAAATCAACAATCTGGAGATTTCCACGAACTTGCTAATATTAGTAGGACAGGTTTTCAGGTCACATTTAAAAATGGATCAGCAGCAGTGGCAAGATCATTTGTATGGGCTGCATCAGGTTTTGGTAAGGAGGTTTAATAAATGAGTAATACCCATGATTACAATATTGCAGATCAGGTAGGAGCAACATTTAGAGCAGATTTAAATAATGTTTTAGGAGATATTCAATCAACCAATAGAGGATCAAGTGAACCCACTACAAAAGTAAATGGAAAGCTTTGGGTGAATAGCAATAACAATACATTGAATATGTATGATGGAACAAATTTTATAAATTTAGGAAAAATTGATACGGCTGAGATGGGTCATGCCACGACTGCTTCGCCTAGTTTCACAGGAACAATAAACTCTGCTGGTGATATTGTGATGTCTGGTACGGGATCTTTGCAGTTGCCTACTGGAACAACGGCACAAAGACCAACTCCAGCTACAGGTGACATAAGATTTAATACAACTCTTACACAGTTTGAAGGTTATAACGGAAGTGCCTGGGGTGAAATTGCTAATGGTGTTCCTGCTGGATCAATATTTACTTTTGCCTCTACAACAGTACCTTCTGGATATTTAGAATGTAATGGTGCTGCTGTCAGTCGTTCCACATACGCTACTTTATTTGCAGCAATCAGCACTACTTTTGGTGTGGGAGATGGATCTGCAACATTTAATCTTCCTGATTTAAGAGGACAATTTGTAAGAGGTTGGGCTAACAATGCAACTGGTACGGGAGATGATGGAAGATCTTTTGGTTCTAGTCAGGCAGATCAAAACAAAACTCACGGTCACACCGCATCTGTTACTGATCCAGGTCACAGGCACGTCACTAAAGGACATG